TCAACGTTGAACTGTCGATCACGCCGGGTTAATCTTCGGTCAGTTGAGTCGAACAGGAAAGGTCCGATTCATGGCTTTATCTGACCAGAGAACCGCACGCTTTCGGGAGCTACTGGAATCAGCCGCTCGGGCGGCGAGCGCTAACGGCGATTCTGTTCGACTGCCGCATACGCAAGTCGGCATCATCTTCACGCTTGACGTGACGGTGGACGAATCGACGGCGGCTGACAAGCTCGATGTTAGCGTGCAGACGAAGATCGACGGTACGAACTGGATCGATGTAGTCGCGTTTACCCAGCATGCGGGCAACGCCGGTGCGAAACGGTACGTGGCGAAAGTCTCCGGCACTGCCGCCGAATCGATGTTCACCAACACTGCGCTTGCGGCCGGAAGTATTCGCAATTTGATCGGCGACGAGTGGCGGGTGTCCGCGACGGTTACTGACGACAGCGGCAGCGCATCGTTCACATTCAGCGTTACGGCTCTTGCCGTGTAGAGGTAGCTATGCTGATTAGGTTCACCGAAGATGCTAGCTCGAATCGCAAGGGCGATACGCTGGACGCCGCCGATTGGGTCTGCCAGCAGTGGATAGATGCAGGTGTTGCCGTAGCAGAACACAGGACAAAGCAGATCGCCAAGCCGCCGCGAGATAAGGCGATCAAGACCGGCCAGCTAATGAGCAAGTAACGCGGCGGCTAATGATAGTGAGGTACGCCGCATGTCGAACGAACTGAACCTAGCATATCCGGGCGACGCCTCAACGATCTATGCCGTGCTGCGCAGGCGTTCCGACTCGAAGGTTTGGAACACCGCGAACGCTGCTTTCGAGACGTGGGCCGACGGCACGATCACCGATTACGACATTGCACTTACCGCCAAGAGCGGCGATCTGTACGTCGCTGATATGCCGAGTGCGGTGACGGCCAATACCCGGCTCAACGTGTTCTACTATTTGCAAGACGGTGCGACTGCTGCGATCGCCGATCTGGTTATCTCGATCCGCGATCTGTTCTGGACTGGGCAGGACGCGACTGAGGGCGACACGGTATCGCTGGCGTCCGGTGCGTTGACCAGCCTGGCGAGCCTCAAGCGGTATCTGCGGATCACGTCAACAACGTATGACAACCTGCTGACCGAACTGATTAACCAGATGAGCGATAAGATCAAGCGTGCGATCGGTCACGATCTTGTGGCTACAGATTATCGTGAGTGGATCAGCGGCAATAGTGAAGGGACGATGCGACTCAAGCACTATCCGGTCATCTCGATTGACCGGCTGGCGTCCGGGCGTGCCGATGCAATCACCGTGCAGTACAGCGGCACTGACATCAGGGCGACTCTCTCGGTCTATGACGCTGGTGTTCGGCTACGGTCGGTCGCTGCCGATGGTACTGTCACGACTGAGGCGGTGGACTTCGCAACGTACCCGACAGCCTCAACGGTAGTAACTCAGATCAACACGGTAAGCGACTGGGCGGCGACGTTGACGACTGACGTGCCGAGCGAAGACCTGAACCAACTGGGCGGGATAGACGCGAAGACGGCTGCTATTAACCTGACGTATCCCGACGATGACGAGATCGCTTTCGACGTGGACCACACGACGGGCCTGATCGAACGGCGTGCAGATATCTCCGGGTATCAGTACGGTTCGTCGGGTGCTTACGGCGATAGCCTGAGCTATGGTGCGAGCACGATGGCTCCTGCCGGCTTCGTTAATGTACTGGCTCAGTATCGGGCGGGCTACGAGACGCTGCCTGACGACGTTACCCTGCTGGCGAACGAAATGATCGCAACCGCATTCAGACGTGGCGCTCGTGACATGAACTTGTCAAACGAATCGATCGACAACTACTCGTATGGCCTCGCAGCCGCTACCGATCTCGACGAACGAATGATGACAGTGTTGGCACCGTACATGGAAATCCGATGAGCGCGATTGCAGCACCACTACACCTGATGACCGAGAGCGTAACGATCCAACGCAACACAGAATCTGTCGATGCGAGCCGGTCGCCGAAGCGGGCGTGGTCGAATCACATCGCGGATATCTCAGCGCGGGTAACGCCCAAGAGCGGCTCGGATGGGTTCGCAGGCGGCGGGCAACGGCAGCGGCTCAGCTATACGGTGATAGTCGAAGCAGGCCAGGACATTCTCGGCACTGACCGGGTGAAGTGGATCAAGGACGGCGTAACGCGGTATCTCAAGATCATCGGCCCGCCGCGTGACGGTTCGGGTATGGGCGCAATAACGATCATCGAAGGCGAGGAGAGCGATCCGCAGTGAGTGAGTTCAAGTGGAATGCTGGAACACTGGCCAAGGTGCAAGACAAATTGCACATCGGCCTTATCGCAGGCCTTGATAAAGCTGCAATCACATTGCAGCAAGAGGTCAAACGCAAGCTCAACTCTGCGGGCAGTTCCAATATCGGAAGCGGCGGCAAGGCCAGCAAGGCAGGCGGACCACCGGCGAAAGATACGGGATCGCTTGGGCGTTCGATTCAGATAGACCGAAGCGGACTGACCAGCGGCAACTCAAAAGTGCGACCATCGGTCAAGGTCGGCACAGCATTGCCGTATGCTCGGCACCAGGAGTTCGGCGGCACGATAAGGGCGAAGCGGGTCAAGGCGATGCCGGTTCCGTTTCCCGGCAACGAAGTGCTGGCAAAGAAGTTGCGGCGTAAGGCAGGCAAGTCATTACGCAATTTGCCGAAAGGCACTCTATTCCCGATGAAGTCCAAGGCTGGCAATGTGATGCTCGTCACTCGCAAGCCGAATCTAGTAAGCCAGGCGTCAGTCGTTTGGAGTAGGCGAGGCGCAGATATCAAAGCTGGTCATGGCACTGTGAAGGGCGCAATGCAATCGTCAGCGCCGGTATTTCTTCTCCGCAAGTCCATTCGCCTACCCGCCAGACCGTACATGCGACCGGCGTTCAAGGCGACATCGCCAAAAGTTGAGACGATCATTCAGTCCGCAGTTGACAAAGTAATCAGAGAACTCAGCAGACCGAGTACGCCAGCACCATGAGCGATGCGCAACAATCAATGATGGTCGGCCTGATGACCCGCCTTACGGGTGATAGCGACTTCAACACTGCTATCGGCGGCAGTGCCGGTACTGCCGGGCGCATCTATGACGGCTGGCCACCTGAAACCGACGACAGTGCCGATGACCCGTTCGATAGCGTGCCAGCACCGTTCGCAATCGTGACTGTTGTCGCCGATGACGATGTGCTGAGTTTTCCCGCTGACGATATCGACGCTGACATCCAGATCGACATTTACGCCAAGCTGGATCTGGGGGCCACGGCGTTGCGAGTAATCGGCGGCGATCTTTACGACAGATTACACGGTGCAACTTTGACCGTGAGCGGATATAGTGTAGGCGAAGGCCAGTCACGATCGCGTGGATCGGTCGAACAGGATGGGCGCCTGCTTCGACTTTCGACTGGTTACAACATCAAGGCGAGCTAACCTCAACCGGAGCTTTCAAAATGTCAACGATCCAAGGAACAACTGCATCTGTGACGATGCCGACAGGGTTCAACATCAAGGCGAACGATATCAGCGGCGAGTTGGCGATCCCCGAAGCGGAGGACACGGGTTTCACTGATCTCGGCTGGGCGTCGGCTCAACCAGCAGGATCGTTGCGCGTGACAGGTACGATCGGCGGGTTTACGCAGTACAACGCTGCTACCACTACGCCGGTTCCCGCTGCGCTGGTTGCGGCTACCGCCGATCCATCACAAGCGCAGGGCGCAATGACCCTGCAATTCAAGACCGGCTGCACGCTGGCGTTTACAGCGAACATTACATCATGGGGATTCGGGCGCAACCTGACTGATGCGATGTCGAGTTCCAATCCGTTTGGCTCAGTCGGCGCGGCAACACTGACATGGGATGAGTCGGCGTAGCTGACTCGGTAATAGAATCAACGGCAAAATCAACTGAAAGGAACAGGCATCATGGCAGAGAAGAAAACCCCGATAGCAGATGTTGACCCGCAGAGCGTGGCACAGCAGTTGGGTATGGGAAAGCGGAAGTCAATACCACTCTGGATATACTTTGATGATGCAACCGATGAGTATACTGCCGAGTATCCGAACGCAATTCCACTTGTCGAGAAAGATGGCGCGACCATACAGAGCGACAAGCCGGGCATTAAGGTGACATCTGGTATGGGCAAGAGAGACGCGGCCGACGTTGCGACTGATTTATTGCAGGCGATCTTGCAATGGCATGTCCACACTAAGAATCCTATCAAGTGGGCTGATTCTATTGGTTCGCCACCTGATGAATGCGAGATCCATTCTATTGCATTGGCGTATTGACCATGAGCACGACAGCCGAAGAGATCATCGGGTCCGACGTTGAGGTCACAGGCAAAGACGGCCAGGTCATCAGGCTTGGCCGCCTGTCACTGATCGAGTGGGCGCAAGTGCAGAGGCTTGTTGAGATCAAGCACAAGAAGGAACTGCGTGGAAAGTGCATGATGCTGAAAGAGATCGGCCTCGATGTGGAACTGATCCCTGCTGCGATCCGCAAGATGACAATGGCCGCAACGACGCGAGAGATCATCAACTACATGCACACGCCTGAAGGTGCGATCGAGGTTATCAAGATCGCTGCTGCCAAAGTCGGAACTGAGCTGCCGGATGATTTCTTTGAGGATGCCGAGTGCGATCAACTGGATATGATCCAGCTTTCGGTCAAGGTCGCCAATCTGGAAATGACCGAAGATGACGTCGATGAAGAGAAGGGCAGCGCCGCTACCGACCCTTTAGCCGCTACTTTGAGCAACCAGACCTGAAAGCTGAGGCGGCATTGTTGCGCCACTTTTACCACGTTGACCTTGGCGAGATCACTTATCCGCGACAGTGGATAGACCTGCTCGATGGCATCATTGAGATCAAGAAACTTGAAAGGCCGGTCTGATGGCCGAGAATACAGTTGCCGCAAAACTGAGCGTCGAGGTCGAGGCGCGACTCGGCAAGCTAGAGCAGGGCCTCAAGAAGGCTGAGGCGAAGGCGAAGGTTTCCGGCAAGAAGATCGAGAAGGCTGTCAATAAGAGCGGCGCGGGGTTCACCGGCATAACTGCGGGGGCGATGAAGGCCGTCTCGATCATGGGCACACTTGAGCTGGCGGTCGGAGCGGCCAATGTTGGTTTCGATCTTATGAAAGGCGATGTCGAGGGGGCGGCAGAAGCGATCAAGATGCTGCCTGCTGGCATCGGCCCTTTCGCTCGGCAGCTTGAAACACTGCTCAACAATATCACTGGCATTGCCGACGAAATCGAGAAGCTCAAGGTCTCGCTGGAGTTGGGTCAGAAGATGGTCGACTTCTCTGCCGACGTGCTCAAATCACGCGAGATGACCGTCGCCGCTTCGCAGGCTATCGTTGACAAGATCGACGATGAAGTGGAGTTGCTCGGCAAGTCTAAGAAAGAGCAGCAGGCGATCCTCGATATTCGAGTACAGGAGAAGCTGGCGGCTGGATTCGCTGATAAGGAAAAGGCGGTTGCTCTTGACGAGAAGCAACTGGAAGCCCAGCAGAAACTACAATCAACCATCAAAGACTTGAAGAAACAATACACCGAACTAGACTCAGAGACGGAAGATTACGCGACGAAAAGGGCGAAGTTGCTGGCGGATATGACAACGGCGGAAGGCCAGTTGAGTGTTGTGGTTGCTGAGCAGGAGAAGGCGAGAGCGAAGATCCGCGACGATGCAGTCAAGGGCGCCGAGGGTTTGGCCAAGTTGCAGACGGCGGCACGGATTGAGGCGGAGAAGAAAATCACCGATGCACTTGCTGCGGAGAAAAAGAAGCAGGTGGATAACGAAGCCGCCGAACAGGAGCGAGTGGCAGACGAGCGGATTTCGCAGGCTGACCGGATGGCGTCGCTCGACTCTGAGATCAAGCAGAAGCAACTCGAAGCAACGGGGCAGCAGATAGAGGCTGAGCTTGAGGCTATCCGCGAGGGCTATCGGTCACAGATTGCAGAGGCAGAACGGGCGGGCGATACGCTGCTGGCTGCGAAGCTGAAACTCCTACGCGGTATGGAAGTCGCGGAAGTGAAGGCGACCGATGAACAGGAGCGGCGTGACAAGATAGAGCAGGCTCGGCAGGAGAAGCTTGCCAAAGATAAAGAGCTTGCCGAACAGCAGGCGAAAGAGCGGGAGCGGGTTGGCTCGGCGGCACAGGTTGACCGGCGCGACGTTGCTGGAATAGTGACAGCATCATCAAGAGACCGCAAGGCCGACGCTCTCGACCGGCGAGCAAGGACCATCGAGGCATCCGGCAATCAGCGGGTAGCGACACGCGACCAGGGCAGGCAATCAGATAATGCGCGCGGGGATGATATCGTCAAGCAACTGCAAGAGACAAACAACCGGCTCGAAACTTTGAGCCGGGCGATTGTTGGAGCGTAGGCTATGGGCGTCAAACTCGACTTGATCGACGGTGCGAGAGTCGTCGAACGCAACGGCGTGGTAGAAGAGCTGGATCGCGTTGTTCGCGTCAATGACATCACGACCTATGACAGCGGAACGATCCTGGACTTCTTCGCTGAAGGCGGCGTCCCGGTCGCTGGCGATCAGCACCCGGATCTCGCCGCGCTTATTCTTGAGGACCGAAACATTCGGCGTGTCGCCAGTGCAAGCTATGCCGAGCTTGTGCTGACGTATCGACGGCACCGAACTACGGCGGATTACATTCTCCAGGGCGCTGTCTCAGCACAGCAGAAGACTCGGTATAAGGACAGCGGCGGTACGCTGATTACTGTTACACACGACGGCGATACTATCGGTGCCTCGATCAGCGCTGATGAAGCGATGACGGCGGTAGCAACGACGATTGTCGAAGCGACGAACACGCCGGGCACCGTGGCTCAGCAGTGGGGAAATACGGTCAACTCAAGTTCATGGGCTGGCGGCGCGGCTGGTACGTGGCGATGTACGAATGTAGCGTTTGCACCGGCAATCCTGACTATCTCGCCGACGAAATGGCACATGACATATTCATTCGTATACAACGCCGAGGGCTGGCAGCCGACGGTTGCGTATATCGACTCGTCAACAGGGCGACCGCCGAATAACCTGGTCGACGGCGTGGGGATCAAGGACATCACTCATTACACGACGTTGGATTTCAATACGAAATTCGCGTGATTGCTGGCCATGTCTGAAACAGCTATCGACAATTCGATCATGGGCCAACTGCGATCGCTGCGAGCGGATATGCCGGGAGCGGTTGTCGGTGGGCCTGGAATTCAATCAGGTCAACTCGGCAAGCAGGCGACTATCGGCCGGTTCGACGAGCCGAACATCGCACCTGTGTTCCCTGCTGTGATTACAGCATCAGCGCTGATCGGCGGCTATGAAGCACGCTGGCGGTACACTTGGACGCGCGTCATCTTCGACGACGCCGACGGCGGCAAGACGAACAGGACGGAAGCAGGCGTTGCGATCAACCTTGTCGAGCTTGCTCATATCGCCGAGCCTGCTGCGGGTACAGCGTGGTATGTGTGGGGCATCAACTGCCACGATACATCGGCGGCGACTACGCTGAGCCCGAGACCGATAGGCGGTGGCGGTACGACAGGCACGCACAAAGTTGACATGATCGTTGACCTGACCAAGCGATTCGCGTCTGACGGCACGATTCTCTATACGTTCAGTCAAGTCGGATCGGTGGAGCCTACCTGCTGATGCTGGTCAAAGATGACATCATCTGCCCGAAGTGCGGGGGTATGACTCCTGATTATCTGCGGTACAACCGTCGGCGGCTGGGGGTTAGCGTGCATTGGGCGTGCTGCTGTGGTGCTGGAACTTGCACTGACTGCGGATTGTGTAGTTTCAGTAATACATCGACGGTGACGGTAACGTGGGCGATTAACGGCGCATCGGGCGTGTTGTGTTGTCCCTGTTCGGATGCTAGTTGGCTTAGCAACACATTAACGCTTTCGTTTGCCGGACCCACAGCAGGTGGGATTCGTTGGGGCGCTGTCGGGATTCCTTTAAGTTCAGGTTGCGATGTCGACTACACGGCAACTTGTTTTGTGGTACATAATTGCGCACTGAACACATGGACCGTCCTCTTGGGTGCGCTCAAAACATTCAGTCCATGCAGCGTTGTTAATCTGATTAACGGCATTATTGTGCCGGGAGACTGCGCTAGTGGCTCTGTTGTTGGTGCCGCATCCAATGTCACGTCGGATTGTCAGGATGGCGGTCCATCTACAGTGGATATCGACATCACCCTCAATGACAACGGAACCTGCGCACTAGCCTACTACCGGCTCCAGACCTGTCCAGACGGCGTCGATACGAATTACCTAGTTAGGACAACTGATGTTCCCTCGCAGTTGACGACTCCGCGAACCGTCGTGGCGTATGACAGCGGTTGCTACATTATCTGCGATGCCGCTAATGCGGAGTTCGACGGCTCCGAAGTTGTCCTTGAGTCTGGTGACTACACAACGGGCGGCACCTGTTGTGACGGATACCAAGCGTGGGAATGCGCTGCTGCTGGCGCGAACGTCGTATGGATTCCCGACGATTTGATCGGTGCGAATACGCGAATCTGGTACGACGGCAATTGCTACAAGACGCAAAGTTCCAAGAGTGTCTGGAATTGTTCGTTAACAGTGTTGGGCGCTGGCGACTTCACCCTCGACCCAGCCTGCATGGACGTAACGATTCAATTGACGTTCTCTGGGATAGCAGCGAGTAGCTTCTGCTGCGAATGGGCACCAGTGGGCGGCTATCGCAAGTGCGACGCGCTCAATATGGCTGGGCTTGTTCAAGTTGCCCTGCCTGAGTGTGCGGTCGGGATCAACGTACCGTCTTTCGGCAATTTCACGCTTGACTACTATTCCGACACGGTTCCGCCAGATGCACCATGCACCAATCTGTCTAATTCGATTGTCTATACGGGACGAGTCAGAGCGGCCTTGCAGACCTGGACCCATCGGATTACACATATTCACATCGAGAACATGAACATTTCGATCGGTGGATATGTGTTTGAGTGGGACGGCAGTGCCGACTATTCAACACCTCAGACGCTGGCAAACCAGCACGCCGGTAGTTGTTTCTATCACGGTGAAAACGGCCAGTGCGTCGTGGAGGTCGTATGAGCAAGATCGTATTCCAATCCACACCAGAAGGCGGGCATCTGCTTGAGGGTGCCGTTGGCGATCGTGCGTTTCGCGTCGAATGGGATGCTCAGGACAAGCAGGTTAGTGAGACGCTTGAGAAGCGTGAGCCAGAGTCGGCCGCAGTGCTGCCAGAATCCCTGCCTCTGCCACCGACAAAGGAACAGCCGCCTGAGCCAGAACCATCCAACGGCATCCCAAAGCCCGGCCGCGTCCTCACGCTGGCGCTCAAGATGCTGATAAAGCGTGAGCCGAACAGCTCCTGCAAGTGCAAGCAGCACGCGATACAGATGGACAAATGGGGCTGGATCGAGTGCTGGCGCAGGCGAGGCATCATAACTGGATGGCTGATCGAAGCAGCGAACGAGATGGGACATGGACACGACATCGCGCCCGCCGACGCCTTCGGCCTGATAATGGCCGCGTGGCGTGAGCTCAAGGGCGCTGTGCCGACCGAAGATG